TCAGAGAAGCCCCGAGGCGCAGAGTTCGCCCTCGCCGATGCGCGCCGCGTCGCCCATGCCGCGCCGCCGCGCGAGGCCGACCACCATGCGCCCGCCGGCCCGGTTGAAGGCGGTGGCAGCCACGCAGCTCTCCAGCCAGCGGCCCGCCCGGCCGAGCCGCGCCGCCGTCGAGCGGCAGGCGGCGTCGGTGCCGATGTTCCAGGCGAGCGAGGTCATCATGGCCCGCCAGCCGAGCGGCGCGGCGCTCCAATTGGGGATGCAGGCAGTGAGCCGGGCGCGATAGTCGCGGACGATCCGGTTGGCAAGGCGCCGGTCGCAGCCGGCGGCGGTTTCCACCATGCCGGGCCTCACGCCCGCCGTGTCGCCATCGCAGATGGTCCAGACCGGCGGCTTGGCGATGGTGTCGAGATAGGCCTGGAGCGACCGCCCTTCCCAGGGCTTCACCAGCACGGTGACGGCCAGCGCCACGTCGTCGGGCACCGGGGCGGCGCCGGGCATCAGCGCCAGCGTGCCGGCGGCGCCGGCCGAGAGCACCACGGCGGCGATGGCCGCGCGGGCGCGCTTGGAGGGCGTGAGCTTAATCGTCGCCATGGTGCAAGGCCTCCTGCAAGACGTAGCGGGCGACAAAGGCGGCGAACACCACGCCGAAGGCCACGAAGGGAAAGGCCGCCGCCGGGATCAGCTCGGCGCCGGCAAGATAGGGCAGCACCGCCTCGGCGGCGGTGAGCAGGCCGCCGGCGATCAGGATGTGGGAGGTCCAGGAATGCCGGAGCACCCGGCGGGCATTGGGCACGAGCCTCGGTCGTTTCATCGCGCGAACTCCAGCGAGCGTGGCTGGAGATTAAGCGGGATGGGTTTGCGGGCTGGCGCTCAGGTGATTTTCAGCCAGTGGCGCAGGAGGGCAACCGCCTGGTCGGAAAACCAGGCGAGCGTGGCGCCCAGGCTGACGCCGCCGATCGCCAGCACGCCGACGAGCCTGAGGCCGGTGGCCTTGATGTCGCGCCAGTCGGCGACGGCCGGCAGCACGGTTTCGCCTTGCGTCCGGGCGAGATCCTCCACCACCTGCCGGCTCAGCGTCAGCTCGGTCTTGAGGGCGGAGAGTTCGCGCGCCTGTTCGTCGAGGCGGCGATGCACGGCGGCCCGGTTGTCGCGCGCGGCGATCTTCTCGTCGCCGAAGTCGCTGAGGAGGTGCTGGACGCTGGCGCTGAGCTCGCCAAGCCGCAGCAGCACCTCGTTGGTGGGGTCGGCATCCTGAAAGAGCGGCTTCACCATGCGATGGGCCTATGACGCCGGCCAGCCGGCAACGATGTCGATCGTCGCGAGCGCCGCCTCGTCCTCGGCGGCAAGCGCGGCGTCCTTCAGGTCGCGCCGGTGCTGGATGATGCTGGCGTAGTAGTTTCCGACGGCGACTGCGAGCGCCAGCCCATCGACCGGCGCGGGAAGCGGGATCCGCGTGTTCTCGATGGCGATCCAGCCACGCGAATAGCTCTCCGGCCAGGATACGCTACCCGCCGAGGCGGCCGTTGCAGTCGCAGCCATAGCCGTCAGGTCAGCACGGCTTCCGTCGTCGAGGGCGACATGCAGACCGCCGTCGACCGGAGCGCCTGCGGCAAGCAGTGCGGCGGCCGCGGCATTGATGCCGTCAAGCTTGGCGGAGCGAAGGTCGTCGAGAGTTGGGTCCGGCGGCGTAGAGGAAAGGCCTAGCTCAGACGGGTCATCCAGAAAGTCGATGAGGACGGGGATCCGCTCCATGTACCACGTCTCGCCGCGATGGTCGGCAACTTGCTTCCAGGTATTGCCGTTCCAGCGGCGAACATGGCCGGCGATCTCATCCGGCGGCGCGATCTCCACGCCGCCGCCGGGGATCAGATAGGCGCCAAACTCGAGTGGGCTCGGGGAAGCTTCGACCAACCCAACGTAGAGTCCGGCTGCATCGGTCTGGTAGACGATCTTGTGCATGGCGCTGACCTCAGAAATGCATGATTGCGAGAGAGGCGCGGTTCTTGACGGTCACTTCAGAGCCGCCATCCGTGGCAGTGGGAAGCACTTGGACACTGTTCCAGACATCGGTCATGTAGCTACCGGCCGCCGCAGCAAACGACTGTGAGCGAGTGGAGACTTGGTGGGTGTGCGCCTTGTTCTGGTCGGCCTGATACGTGCCGATCACACGCCCGAAATCGAGGCCACGGCCGTGGTCCCAGCCGCGATCAAACAGGCCGCGGTCATCCGGCAAATTGAATGTCGTCGCCCCGTCTCCGGCGCCGAATGTGGTACCGAGATAAGCAAAAAGCGCGGAATAGGCCGCGCGCGAAATCGCCGCCCCATTTCGTTCGAGACAACCGGGGGGCACGATGCTGCCGGCAACGTGTCCCACCTTACCGAGGTTGATTGACGCATAGCCCGTATAGCCTCCGATGGTCCGCCACAACAGGATGTCAGCATAGTCATCGTGCCAGATCGGGCCGATATCCGTATTTGGAAGCGCTGCTCCCGAAGACAGTCTTGGCATGGAGCCGGTGGCGGCCCAAAGACCTTGCTTTTGCGCCGCGCTGAGCCCCTGCGGCGTATCATAGCGCAGGTACGCGGCTTGAATCTGCGCCGTCGTCGAGTAGTTCGCCGGATCCCACGTTGCAGCCGCAGCAGCGCTCGCTGCCGCTTCGGCCGCCTTGCCGGTTGCCTGGGCCGCTGCCGCCACCGCCGTGTTGGCGTGTCCCTCCGCCGCCACGACCACGCCGGAGATGCCGGCCACCGTCTCGATGTCCTGGGCGATCGGCGCCAGCGCCGACATCTGCGGCTGGATGTCGGCCAGCGACAGCACCGAACTGGTGAGTTCATCCACCGACACCGACGAGGTCACCGGCAGGATCACGGCGCGCGCCACCTGCTCTTTCAGCTGCAGCGACATCTGGGTCTGCTGGTCGATCGCCCTTTCGATGGTCTCGGCGAAATAGGCGCCCTGGTTCTCGAGGTCGATCTCCTGGGTGAAGGGCACGTTGAGGATCAGCGTCACGAGGCAGCCGGCCGGATAGGCGAGCGCCGTGTCGACCGCCCCGCCGCCGTCCTCGCCGACACCCGCCACCGTGTAGTCGGTCCCCAGCGCCAGCGTGGTCTCCATACCCTCGGCGCTGGTCAGGATGACGCGGATATGTGCCGCGTCGTAGATCTTGAAGGCATAGGGAAAACGCTTCGTCGCCCCGTTGCAGGCATAGGGGCCGGAGCGGTTCGCTTCGCTCGCAATGGTCATGGGAGGGCCTCTCAAAAGCATCGTGCGGAAAACTGGCAACCGATTTCCGTGAGGTCGATGCGACAACAGGGAAAAGAACTCGCGAGACCCTAGCTCGGCGAGGTTTGTTTCATCGCGGGCCATCGGCGGACAAGCGCCTCACGCTCCTCAGATCGCCCAGCCGGCGGAGACGTCAATGGCTTCCACAACAAGCACCTTGGCAAGGACGCGGCCGAACTCATCGTTCATGGCTCACCCCTGGGTGAGCCGGCTAACTCTTGCTGGCTGCCTGTGCTATGCTGCAGACAGTATCCCGGGTGGAGGATGCTTCCGCCGTGGCCCGCCAGCCTATCCGCAGCCAGCGGCGTACAAGCGCCGCGGCTGAGCGCGGAGCCACGTAAGGTCGCCTCGACAAGAGCGCCACAAGTCCAGGGATGGATATGTAACTCTCCGCTTTATGTTTTAGGGCCGCCACTCTATAGGTAAGCCAATGCCAGATCGGGGGAGCAAATGGATCAGGTTGGGCGCGAGTTGAATGCGTATGAAAAGCGGTTCATTGACTTCAACGTGACGGGCATGGGGTTGGAAATCGCTCCGTACTTCAACCCGTTTTTCTCAAAAGAAAAGCACAATGTGCTATATACTGACTACATTTCCAACGAAGAGATAAAGTCAAAGGCGAGTACTAATCCGTCCGCCATCAATTCTACGCCTCCAGACATTGACTTCGTCTGGACGCCAGGAGTGTTGTTGCGCCAATGCGCACCGGCCTATATCGTCTTTGACTACGCGGTAGCCTCCCACGTGATGGAGCACGTTCCAAACCCCATCAGGTGGCTGAATGAGATTTTGCAGGTGCTCAAAATCGGCGGGCGACTGCGCTTAATACTGCCTGATCGCCGCGAATCCAATGATTACTTCCGAGCCGAGACAACCACTGCTGAACTGCTTTCGTGGTGGGTTCGCGATCTATCGATCCCGTCCCCTGAACAAATTGCCGATTTCATGCTCTTTGGCATGGGTGACGGAATCTATGACGGGTTTCGCGATGGAGTTCCTGTGCGGCCCAACAAACAGTATAGCGTGTCAGACGCCATCTCTATGATGAGACATACAGTAGCAACAGGGCAGTACATCGATGTTCATTGCTCTGTCTGGTCGCGAGACGGTTTTATCAAAACAATCGCCGAAGTAACCTCTATCGGCCTCTTGAACATCGAGATCGTTCCAATCTCCGATAGCCCAACTGAATTCACAGTTGACTTAATTAAACTGGGCGATCCGGCACTAGATGTGTTCGAGTTTTCGAAAAATTCTCGCACCGAGCCCACTACGGCTGTTAGTCCACCACCTGACAACTCAACCACCGCCGCGCCACACAGGTCAAGATTTTGTTCATGGCTTCGTTCAGGAGTTCATCGGCAACCGCAACCATAAGGGCGCGGAACTATAGGTGATTGCGATGGTCGCACCGGCCGGCAGATGGAACTCTTCCCAAATCGCTGCTGGCGATTCGACCCATCACAAACTCGTTGATGGCCACAGCCGTGAACGACCGCGCGCCGACACGAACCATAACGTTCCGGCCCGTTGTGTTGGTAGGAGTCCACATCCGACGCCGGAGCAGACGGAAATCGCCGCAGGTCGCGCACGGTGCAGACAAGGCCTGTATAGTCTGTCGTATCAAGAACAGTTGACGGCCCCGCCCCGTTGGTAAGGGCGCCGCTTTCCACCGGGGCGATGCGACAACAGGAAAAGAACTTGCGAGACCCTAACGTGCCGGGAGTTTGTTTCATTGCAGACAACCGGAGGACAAGCGCCTCACGGCCCTTCAGGCCGGCCAGCCGGCGGAGACGTCGATGGCCTCCAGAACAAGCACCGTGGCAAAGACGCGGCAAATTCCTCGTTCATGGCTCACTCCTGAGAGGCCGGCCAGACCATCGCCGGCAGCGAGGCAATCAGTTCAGCACCGGATGGAAGGGTGGGGATCTCGCCTGCAACGGCTTGGGCGCGCAGGGCGAACACCTGCGCCCAGACGGCATCTCGCCACGCGATGAAGGCGGCAGCCTCGGCGACCCACATCGTATTGACGGAGCCAAGTAGGTCACGCAGGTGACGGTGTCGTGTAGCCGCGCGACCCTCGCCGTTTGGTCGGCATGCGTGTTCACCAGAGCGCGGGCCATCTCGAACAGCTCGTCGAGGGTCTGGGAGAAAGCCGCTATTGCGCCGGCTTCCCCCGGCAACGCAATGCTCGAAGATCTCCGATCCTGCTGCGCTGGTGTAAGGCACGGAATCGTAGCCCAAACCTTCGATCACCGCATCGACGTCCATCAGGTATGGTCGGCGTTCGACCAGCGGGATTTGCGAAGTCGATCGTCACGCGATCCTCTGAAAGGGGCCGGTCGTGTTAAAGGAGACCGTTTCGCCGGAGAGATTTCGCCACGTTCCGGTGGGCGTTGGTTCGTTGGAGTACTCAAACCGCAAGCCAGCGCCGCTAATAGTTGCGCCCTCCCGAACGCTGCTGAGTGCATACATCGGCAACGTAATGCCGACGCCCCAAAATGCCCACATCGATCGGCACGCGGCCATTGGCGGCGGACAATACGCTATTGGCCGTTGACTGCGCCGTCGTCGAGTAGTTCGCCGGATCCCACGTTGCAGCCGCAGCAGCGCTCGCTGCCGCTTCGGCCGCCTTGCCGGTTGCCTGGGCCGCTGCCGTCACCGCCGTGTTGGCGTGTCCCTCCGCCGCCACGATCGCGCCGGAGATGCCGGCCACCGTCTCGATGTCCTGTGCGATCGGCGCCAGCGCCGACATCTGCGGCTGGATGTCGGCCAGCGACAGCACCGAACTGGTGACCTCGTCCACCGACACGGACGAGGTCACCGGCAGGACCACGGCTCGCGCCACCTGCTCTTTCAGCTGCAGCGACATCTGGGTCTGCTGGTCGATCGCCCTTTCGATGGTCTCGGCGAAATAGGCGCCCTGGTTCTCGAGGTCGATCTCCTGGGTGAAGGGCACGTTGAGGATCAGCGTCACGAGGCAGCCGGCCGGATAGGCGAGCGCCGTGTCGACCGCCCCGCCGCCGGCCTCGCCGACACCCGCCACGGTGTAATCCGTCCCGAGCGCCAGCGTGGTCTCGATGCCCTCGGCGTCGGTCAGGATGACGCGGATATGCGCTGCGTCGTAGATCTTGAAGGCATAGGGAAAATGCGTCGTCGCCCCGTTGCAGGCATAGGGGCCGGAGCGGTTCGCTTCGCTCGCAATGGTCATGAGAAACGCCTCGCAGGTTTTCCGGGACCCTAACTCTCAGGGGTTTGTTTCGTGGCGCCGAACACATGGTCGATCGCCACAGCCGGCGGTGCATCCATGAGAAGCGCCGCCGCCATCATGGCCGAGCGCACCGCCTTGCCATCCGCAACGCTTTGCTGAGATTCGGCAGGGGCCGCCCACCTCGCCGCTCGTAGCGCCCCCTCCCCCGGAGCCGGTGCGGCGTCACGAATGGCCGGCGCCGATCCGATAATGCTGAAGCCGCCTTCACAGCTTCGTGCCGCCGCCAACACCACCTTCTCGCGGGCGAACAGCATGGCGGCGCCGAGGGCGCGCGCGAGATCGCCGGCCGCGCCGGCCGCATCGGGATGGGCACGGAAGAAGGCCGCGATCATGGTCTTCACCGCCGCCTCCGCCTTGCCATCCATCCCAGCCTGCAGCCGCCGTACCCAGCTGTCGCCCTCGGCCACCGCCTTGTTCTCCTTGCCGAAGCGGGCGAGCCCCTGGCCATAGCCGACGAGCCACACGGGCAGGTCGACGAAATGCCAGCGAGCGCGCCGGATCAGCCAGCCCGCGAGATCTTCCTGCCCCGCCTCTCCCCGCTTCGCCGCCGACGCCCGCCGCCCGGCCATCAAGGTTGACCGCTCGGCAACCCGATCACCGATGCCGGGGACGAAGGTCCCGCTGATGCCTGCCGCGAAATCCTTGTCGCCCACCGCCTTGATCGCCTCGGGCAGCCCCGCCGCCTCGATCACCGCCGCCGCCATATCCTGCGCCAACTGCCGGGATACCGGATCGCCGCCTTCGGCCGACGCCATATGCATGAGGAACGCCGCCGGCTCGAGATCTCCGGCCGCGACTCCGTCGAGCCAGCCCGCCAGCGTTTCGAGATCGTCCTTCCGGCCGTTGACGGTGAAAGCCTCGCTGAGCTCCCGCAACAGCCGTCCGGCATTGGTCACCACTTCGGACAGCTCAAGGTCGTGCAGCAGCCGGTCGACATAGGCGTGCAGCAGCGTGGGATCGAGCCCGACGCCCCCCTCCACCTCGCCCTCCTCCGTCATCGCCTTGGCGAACCGTCCCGCCCGCACATCGGCGGCAAGATCACTCTTCACAGCCAACGGATAGAAGCCGCCCTTCAGCGCCACGCCGCCCACGTTCACCGGCCGCGCCTCGGGCCACCTGGGCGTTTCGCCGGTCGCCCGCCGCTCGCGCGCGGCAATGTCGCCCCGGAAACCCTGGAGATAATCCCACACCGCCTGAACGAAGCGCGCATCCCGCCCGTCGAGCGCCGCGAGGATCTGCGTCACCACCTCCGACGCAAAGCCCGCTTGCCCGATCAGCCCGGCAAAACCGGCGTCGTTGCCGGCGTTGAGCGCGATGGCGATCATCTCCCAGCGCGACAGCGACCGCCCCAGCGCCGGCAGGAACCGGCGCACCGCCATCGCCCGCCGTTCCCCGGCATCATAGGGCACATAGAGCGCCGCCATCTCCTCAGCCGCCCGCTGACGGCGCGCCTTCAACGCCGCGACGGCGGCATCGACAGGCGCCTTCAGCGCGGTGAAAGCCGGCCCCTCGGCGCGGCCGTCTATCTCCCGCAATACTTCATCGGAAGCCCGCCCCAGATCGACCGAGCGCTTCCCCGCCCCACCCTTCGCCCGTGCCAACGCGGCGGCGATGCCCTTGGCGGCGTCGCCAAGGCTCTGCCGTCCGCGCCCGTCCACCAGCGCATCGTTGCGGCCCATGGCGTGTTCGATGTTCTCAAGGCTGGCCACCACCGCCTTCAGCCTGCCGATCGGCAGCTCGCGATAGGGCTTGCTTTCGCCGTCCGCCAGCACGACGTCAGCCAATGCCAGCTCGTTGTCGCGGCCGGCCGCCGTCATCGCCTTCACGAAAGCGGCCACAGCGTTACGCGGCGCCGGCTCGCCGGACCGGCGAAACTCGAAGCGGTCGAGAATGGCATCGATAGCCGGCCAGCCGTCAACGCCACGCGTCACCTCCGGCCGCTCGGGATGGTCGAGCCGGCGCACCATCTCCTCCGCCGTCTCGAGTTCGTCGGCAATCCCCAGCGCCTCGGCATAAAGTGCCAGGTTGAGAAGCTGCCGTCGCCGGGCATCGCAGATCTTCTTCTTGGGCCCCTCCCCATCCTCGCCCGAGGCGGCGAGCCTCGCCACCTCCTCGCCGGCCCGCCGCTCGGCCACCAGGTGGTGGCGGGCATCGATGGCGTTGCGCACCGGCGTATCGACCAGCGCATTGCGGGCGAAATCCGCCGCCCCCTCGGCCGTGACGGGCTGCGCCTCGCCGGCTGCACCGGCCAGCGCCTTCAGCTCGGCAGCCAGCCATTCGGCCATGCGGTTGCCGTGGATCGCGGCCAGCGCCTTCTCCGGCAATGTGCCGTCAACCAGCGGATCGCCCCGCCGCTCCACCATCAACCGCTTGGCCTCCAAGGCGATCGTCGCCTCGCGCTTGGGCACCAGCGCCATCGCCTGGATCATCTCGTCGCCGCTCGAAAAGCCGAACAGCCCCGCCGCCTCGTCGGGGTCGACGCCACCCGTGGCGGCATAGGCGGTGAACCGCCCGCGCGGCAACGCAGCAAGCACCGCCTCGCCATAGCGCTCGACCAGAATGGGCCGCGACAGCCTGATCGTCGGCAGCGCCGACGCTTCATCGATGTTTTTTCCTGGAGCAGCCGCTTTTCGATCAGGTTGTTTCAACCTGATCGGCGGGTGCTCTAGCCAACGCCGATTGGTCAGCCACTCTGTCGCCCGATAGACCGGCAGCGCATTGATCCGCCCTTCCGCCTCGGCCGTCGCGGCCGCCAGTTCCTCGCGATAGCCCTTCTCCCGCGCCTCCCGCACCGGCCGCAGCATCTCCCGCGTCAGCCGATCCTCGGCCTCGGCCTCCGCCGCCGCCCGCTTCTCCCGGAGATCCGGCGACACCGGCCCGACATCGCCCGCCGCCCGGCGCGCCTCGACCAGCGCCAGCTCGACGGCCAGCAGCCGATCGAACACATCGCCCACCTCGGGGCTGACAGCCGCCCCGAGCCGCCTCTCCGTAAGATAAAGCCCGATCAGCCACGCCCGAAAATGCCGAAACGCCTCGCGAGGCCCGGCCGGCAAAGCCGTACCCTTCAGAAGATAGTCCTCCAAGGCGCGGGCGAATTGTTCCGTGCCGTCTTCGGCATCGCCCCACCAGCGGGAAAGCGCTGCTTTGTCCTGAGAGGCAGTGGGTTCTCCCCGCTTCGCCATGGCGTCGAGTTTGTTGACGTATGCGCGTGCGGCTTCGCATAGAAGCGTTGAGAGAGCGGCCACAGAGAACAGCCGCCTCAGCGTATCAACGTCAGCGGCGGATGCATTAGTTTGGTCGACTTCACTGCTTTCGGGCGGCAGGTGAAACATCTTGCTCGGCCGCTTTCGAGTTTTGCCCTGCACAGCCTTATCCCTGTCGGATCGATCGGCTCCGGGTTTCTCCGCGAGAAGAACCGGGTCTGGGCTGGCGGCCTTTGAGGACTGCATTCTTGTTCTCCGACGGCGAAAACTTTGAGGGCATCGGCTCTCTGCGCCGGTTGAGCGCTAGGAACGAAGCTGACCTTTTGAGCACACAGGTTTCGGTGATGGCGCAGGCTCCGTTGGCGGCGCCTACGACACAGCGGCGGAGGCAGCCGCCCCATTGCTTCAAGCCAACGGCAACCGAACAGGTGCACTACGGCGGACTAGCCTTGGCTGTTGCGGACGTATCTGTCGGAGCAGGCTTCTCCTCGGGCGGGTCGGCCACCGTCCCTTTTGGCTGCGTGTTTGCAAGGTTTTTCAAAAAATCCGCAGCATTTGCCGGCGTCGTTATCCCGGGCCTGAACGTCGCATGTTCCAAAAGAGGTTTACTTGCGTTTGTTCGCATCACGTAAGCTACGAAGGTAGCTAGGGGTACGCGAACATACCCTCCGGCCTTAGCTGCCTTTCGAAAATCGCCCAGCGTGACTCCACCCAGGCTCTCGACAAAAGTTTTGGGGTCGATACCAGCTTTCACCAGAGAATTTTCGAAATTGTCTATCCGAAAATAGAGGGTCTCTCTAGGTGTCCCCTTTACTTTCTGCTGGACAAAATCGTAGATTTCCGTTCTGTTGTTGACAACGACTGAGACCTTTTGCTCCAAAAGATCTTCCATATCCCTCAGGACACCATCTCGCCTTACGGCCTCTTGTGCCTCGGAGACAGCTTTTCGCGCGGAATACGAGTCCACCCCGGCAACAGCTTTTCTGAAGACAATCCCTCCGCCGATCTTCAGCCCCGACAGTAAAGCGCCGGCAGCCGCAGCGGTGCCCGCATCTTGGAACAGGGCGCGGTTTTTATCGTAGCCCCACTTCGCGATGGCGTTTTGGCCGCCCTGCTGCACCACTGACATTCCAACGTTGGTGCCTAACCCGACGATATCATCTACTGCCCCACCAGCATATTTCTTGAGCGGCGTAAACCTCATGAGCGCTTTTTCGAGGGGTAGGCTCGTAAAAAGGCCAAGAAATCCTGCCAACGCATCCGAGTTTCTTGTCGTTTCTGCGTCTGCGCCGTTCTCTACAGCCTTAGCATGATTGGCCGCTGCCCCATCCAGACCCGCGTAAAGCGGAGCCAACCAGCCAAAAGCGGCTGCGTTGATCAAAGATCCGGTCGCTTCTCCAAGCCGGCCGGCGGTGCTGTTCTCCCAGCCAGGCGTGACGAATTCATTACCGTATGCTATGGCCCCGTCCCCAAGAGGGTAGGAAGGAAACATTTTGCCCACTTCCTCAGGATCCTCGCCCTCCTTCATAGCATTCCAAGCTTCAATCAGAGAACCAGGGTTAGGGGTGTTTAGAATACGTTGGTAAACCTCATCGAACTCGGACTGACTCTTACCTTTCAAGTTCAGCACTTCTTGGATCAGAGCCTTATAGTTTTTCCATTCCTTCGTTTCCGGCATAGCAATGTAGTAGTCGAGAAACTTAATAATATTCCCCACAGATTTAGCTTGCCACGTCGGGATTCTTTTTGCAAACTCGACAATTGATCCAATAACTCCATGTCGCGTCATGATTTTCAGAAGCTGATCTTCGGTCAAATCGCCGTTAAGAAATTTTCTGAAGTAATGATCAGAAATCAAAGAATCAACACTATTTTGACCGTAAATTCCTCGGCGAATAGCCGCTATTTCTTCAGGACTCTTTCCTTTGGCGTGAACCATTCTCTCGGCAAGACTGGCGAGTTCTTCGTCGGTTGTTGCCATCAGCAAGTTTTTTGCCTCTGTCGGTCCGTATTTCATTCGGCGAACCGAATGGAATACCTCCAAAGCCCGATCAACGGGAATATAAGGTTGGCTTTTAAGCCACTCCTCAAGATCTTTTGCCTCGTCCTCAGTGAGGCCTACCGAATTGGCAACTTCATCCGCGAGCTTTTCCTGCTCGCGTGATGGTATATAGTTCAACATCTCCAGTGCTTGCTCTTGCGTTAGGCTGCCGTCGGCCACACCATTGAGAGCTCGGATAGCTCGCTCTTGGGGGATATCGGGTTGTTTGGCGATCAGTTCCCTAAACGCTGCTACGACCATATAATCCGGGTTTTTGCCAAGACTGGCGATGCCCAGCGCAAGCGCGGCACGTTCCGAGGGAGCGTCCTTGGGCAACTCGATCTCTGGCATTTCGGGGATCGGCCAGAGCGGCACCGACAGAGCTGGAGAACCCAAGAACGCATAGGAATCCAGCGGTGAGTCATCATCCCAACTGCCGCCATCCGCTGCCGCGATGGCTGAATCGCCCGCCTGCCCCGCGGCGGAGGGTCCCGCTGTCAGCTTCGCTAGCGCTTGCTCTCGCGTAAGGTTGCCGGTGACCACGCCATCAAGAACACCAAGAGCCCTATCTTTGGGGATGTCAGACTGCTTGTCGATCAAGTCCCTGTAGGCCGCTACGACCCAATAACCAGGGTTTTTGCCGAGACCCGCGATACCCAGCGCAAGCGAGGCGCCCGCCGAAGGGGCGTCGGGCAACTTAATCCGCGGCATTTCAAAGGTCGTGACGTTCGGTATCGACGGATCCGAACCAAAAGGTAACGAACTCCCAATGGCGGAAGCTTTTTCCGACCCGGTACCAACAGGCATAACCGACTGTTCGCCAGTGCCATATGGAGGCGTTTTAGCCCAGACATCGCCCGACAACGGGGTGCTAGCCGCAGTGCCATTTGTCGAGTTGGTGCGAGACTCGGGCACCACTTCGACATTTATTACGTTTTCGCCAGGCCGAAGCCCGCCGTTGGGACCCCTGCCCGCACTCGCTTCAGTTGAGGATGTTGAGTTCTGGGAGTCTGCCGAGGAGGAACCAGACTGTGCGCTGTCAGACGTCGGGTCGGCGGCGGAATCACTGCGCGGCGACGAGGCCGTAACATCGGTGTCCGGCACCACCTCGACATTGATCACCTTCTCGCCGAGCCGGAGCCCATTGCTATTGCCTTGCCCACCTGATGGCGCCGGATGGCCACCACTTTGCTCATTGACCTGCTGGCGGACAGCAGCAAACTCGTCCACAAAGTCCGTGTTCGGGATTGAAGGCGAGTTCAGCCTTCCTCTCGCCCTGGCTGTCCCGTCAGGAAAAGCCTGCGAGGCCGCGACAAGCTTGCCGGTAACCTGCTCCAAGGAAGCCAGCGCGTCGTAGTATTCCCTTGGACGGGACACGTTCTTGGGGTCGCCCGCCACCGCCAAGGTAATGGGCGCCTCTTTTCCGATCTTCTCCGCCCACGCCTTGTTGTCCGCCTCGCGGAACAGTTCGTGATTGGCCCTGACCATGTCCTCCGGCGCCGGCTTGCTCCCGGTCGCTTTGGCCGCTTGCTCGGCCAGTTGCCCATCGCTGACGGGCGAACTGGTATGGTCTCCCAGCTGCGTCGCGACCCGGAATGTCTGGCGCTTCTCGTCTTGCTGCCGCTGCCTATCCTTGTAGGCGTTGTAGTTTTCAGGGCTGTCAGGGGTGCGCAAAGGCCTATCTCCCGAAAAGGATCAGGCCTGACGCTAAGTCCTGGGGGTTTCCGTGGTGATGGTCGCGCCGGCCTATCCAGCCAACAGCTTCCTGAGCGAAGCCTGGGGAGCTCCGACCAGCTCACCTCCTCAGTATTCACCACGACTCTAGAAAAGATTGCAGTCGGTTGCAGACTCGCTTTTTGGTGGGTAAACATACGAGAACATAAAAGGAACGGAGCACAGGATCCGCGCAAGGTCGAGCGAGTTCGCCAGAATTCAAGGACCAAGGAAACGCAGCAAAGAATTCAAGCAGTGTCAGGCAAACTGGCGAGGCGGACTCACGACGCCGTTGAGCCGAAAAGCTTCGAACAACAAGAGGACGATCCGAAGTGAAAGACTATAGCCCCGCGCAGATAAAGACCGGTTTCAGGATAAGCCTCGCCCTCCTGTTTATTCTTTCTCTCGTTGGCAACCTTACGGTCAAGCTTCATAGAGGCGATCAGGTGGGCTACTATCCCGGCGCCTATGGGGGATGGATCGGAGAGCTTTTGGGTGAGACGTCAGTCTCGTTCATAGCTGCGATAATCTTCTTCGGCATCGTCAGGATGGTGCGGAAGACCAAGACGCCCACGGCGGGGCTGATAGCGGGTATCGTCGTCACCCTGATCTTGTGCGCCATGCTCTACCAGGAGGCCAGCCTGGAGCTGTCGGGTGCCATTCCCTCCTAACCCACCTGCGACTGCCGGAACGCCGCATACTCCCGCGCCACTTCTCCGTCTGTCGGCTTGCGGCCAAGCTCCATGGCGAGCTGCCGTGTAATGCTCGTGCGCAGGTCCGGCGAGATGTCGGAGAGCTTGACCTTCGGCTTGGGCCTCGGGTCCCGCTGCGGTAGGTAGTAGGGCATGAGGAACGGGTCGACCGACTTGTAGATGTCGGACGGCGTCGGCCTGGCATTGGGGTTGGCCGCCCTGAAGTCGGCGAGGCCGGTGTAGACGGCGTTCTGCACCCGGGCCAGCAGATGGCGCTGTTCGGCACTTTCCTCGCCGCTGGGCGGCAGCGCGCCGGCGTTTACCAGCCGTGTCCTCGCCATGTCGAAGGCATCCTTCAGCTCGGCGCCCTCATCGCGCGCCTTGCGGCTGTCCTGGCCGATGGCCGACTGGCTCTCGGCCAGCGCCTTGAGATCGGATTTGCCCAGGCGGTCGCGATAGTCGTTGAGGTCGACCTGCGCGAAGTCCTCCGGCCGCTCGGCCGAGAACAGGCGCATGTCGGCGAGCAGCACGTCGTCGCCGATGATCGGGCCGGCCAACGCCTTGCTGACATAGTTGCGCGCCACAGTCATGGCGCCGCTGCCGGCCGCCTGGCGGAGCGTGAAGGGCAGCGCGTCGGGCGCCGCGCCGCCATCCACCCGTTGCCACAACTCGGCCTTGGCCGCCGCCCGCCGTTCCTGTTCCTGCTGGCTCTCAAGATCCAGCGAGGTGACAATCGCCTGCTTGGCGATCTCCCGGCGGTCGGGATCGGCGATGCCGGCAAGGTGCTTGTCGATGGCGTCGGACGACGGCCGCAGCGCCCGCGCGGCAACGCCGTCGGCGGCGGCCATCACCGAACTGCCCGACCCGCCGACCGGCATGACCAAGCCATAGCGCCCGGCATTGCGCCGCGCCCAGTCCAGCAGTTGCGACGGGGCGATGGAAAGGCTTTTGCCCCTGTAGGTGAGCTCGCCCGACCGCCCCTTGCCATCCGCCTCGCTCTCGGGAATGCGGATGTTGATGTCGTCGCGGAACGCCGATGGTGCATCCTCCAATAGGGCGGAGAGGTTGGTGGAGAAATTGGGATCGAGGCGGAGCACCTTGCCTGCGTCGTCACCCGTCATGCGGCCGAGCAGGAGAGCCCGCTCCAGCGTCGGGCCGACGCGCCCCGCGGCATCGGCGCCCGCCACTCCCTCGACTGGCGGCTGCGAGGCCTCGGCCGGCTTTCGCCGTCCCGCCGCGAAAGCCAGCGCGCCCTGCCGCGTTTCCTCGTCGCGCGCAGCCTCGCCGACTTCGGCATCGAGCCGCTTGCGGGCCGCTTCGGTGAACAGCGGCGCGTTGTCCCTGATGAAGGCCATCGCGCCGATGGGATCGGTCGCCGCCTTGTTGCGGGCAATGTCCTCGTAGACGCCGGAGACGAGACCCATCCCCCTGTCGGTTACCTCGCCTTCCGGCCAGCCCATCAGCTTGCCGATCTCGCGATATTCGGTGAGCGCGGCGAGCGTGTTCTCGGCCACGGCGTGCGGGTTGTCCGACTGTGCCACCGCGTTGCCGTGGAAGGCAGCCATCCGCGCCTCACTGGTCGCCGTCGTCCACGCCTTGCGCCCGTCCAGGGCATGCGCCTCGCCGGTGGCGAGCGCCCCCTGGGCGGTGGCATTGGCGGCGTCCATGTATTTGGCAAGCGCCAGCGGCGACAGGCCCCTGGCGCCATCCTTCACCGCCTGCCGCACCGCCGCCTCGTAGCCGGCGTAACCCTCCACCGCGCTGCGGCCGGATGTGCCGAGATAGCCGCCGTCGCCATAGCCGAGTTCGCGGACCCGCTCGATCAGTCCATTGTGGCTGTCCTTGGCCGCGTTGGTGGCGTCAAGTTCATGCACCTCGGCCACCGCCTGCCCGAGATCGGCGAGCCCCCGCCCGACGCTGCCCAGCGCCGCCCCCACCTGCGAGCCGAACATCTCGCCGGTGGCGTGGGTGTTGTCGCGGAAATTGAGGCCGGGATCGAGGCGAATGCCCCGGTCTTCATAGGTCGGCACAACGGGCATCTGATCCTCGCATCGCTCACGCGTCAGGACGCAATGCAGTCCGACGCTGTCGGCCCGACGCTAAGGACTTGAGGTTTCCGTGGTGGTGGAGAGGCGCTTGGAAGGGAGACACGATCGACGCCGGAGCCCGATATACCCCTCAGCGTTCCATCCTGCCTGAGGTACACCTTGAATTCACACGTGAATTCAAGCGGTCTGCGCGAGGATGACAGCATGATGGCAGCCGGAGTTTCATCTTGCAGCGCGTTGCCAGCGGCACCATACGATTCGATAACCAATTGTTTTATATCAATTTCCTGTCATCCTCGCGCAGGCCGCTTGAATTCGCGCGCGAATTCAAGGTGGACCTCAGGCAGAAAGGGGCTCCGAGGGCACTATCAGGCGCCTCGGAGCCCCCAGCTTTCAGTTTCCCGGCGACTACGCCGCCACGCTCTCCACCTTCTCCCTCACCAGCTTGTTCAACCCAGCAAAGTCCGTCTTGCCCGAACCCAGCAGCGGCAGCGCCGGCACCACCATCACCTCGCTGGGCATCATCAGCTCCGTCGCGCCGCGCTCCCGCGCAAACGCCATGAAGCCATTCCGCGTGGCATCCTTCCGGTCGGTCACCAGGATGATGCGCTCGCCCTTCTTGGCATCCGGCACGCTGGCGGCGGCCGACATCGCGTCCGGCCAGCACTGGGTGGCGAGCGCATCGATGGCGGCCAGCGACACCATCTCGCCGCCGATCTTGGCGAAGCGCTTGGCGCGGCCCTTGATGGCGACGAAGCCGTCGTCGTCGAGCGCCACGATGTCGCCGGTGTCGTGCCAGCCGCCGTCGGGCTTCTCCAGCACGCCGGGGTTCTCCACCCGGAGATAGCCGAGCATCACGTTGGGCCCGCGCACGTGGAGGCGCCCGCCCGCCTCGATGCCCTCCACCGGCTCCAGCCTGTGCTCGACGCCCGGCAGCAGGCGGCCCACCGTTCCCGCCCGGTTGTGCATCGGCGTGTTGAGCGCCAGCACCGGCGCCGTCTCGGTCACGCCATAGCCCTCGAAGATGCGCAGGCCGAACTTCTCGGCGTAGAGCTTGCGCGTCGTCTCCTTCACCGCCTCGGCGCCGGCAACGAGCAGCCGCAGCGAGCGGAAATCATAGGGGTGCGCCATGCGGCCGTAGCCGGAGAGGAACGTGTCGGTGCCGAACAGCACGGTGGCGTTGGTCTGGTAGACCAACTCCGGGATGATCCGGTAGTGGAGCGGCGTCGGGTAGAGGAACACCGGCACGCCGGAGACCAGCGGCAGGATCAGGCCGGCCGAAAGCCCGAAGGAGTGGAAGATCGGCAGCGCGTTGAACGCCGTGTCGGTGCGCGAGAAGTCGATGCGCGCCGCCACCTGCGCCACATTGGCGAGGATGTTGCGGTGGCTGAGCACCACGCCCTTCGGCGTCCCCTCCGACCCCGAGGTGAACAGGATGGCCGCCGCATCATCCGGCCCGGCCTTCCTGAGCCGTTTCGGCCAGTTGAGGAAGGCATCCAGCTTGTCGCCCCTTGTCACCGTGGCGCGGATATCCTCCAGCCAGACGATCCTCACCTTGTCCTCGATGGCGGCGATCAGCGGCTCCAGCCGGCCCTTTTCCACGAACACCCGCGACGTCACGAACACCTTGGCCTTCGAGGCGGTGCAGGCGGCCAGGATGTTGGCAGCGCCGGCCGTGAAGTTGATCATCGCCGGCACGCGCCCTGACGATTGCAGGCCGAGGAAGGTCACTGCGCCGCCGACCGCGTTGGGCACCATCAGCGCCACCGTCTCGCCCGGCTCCGTCAGCGCCGACAGCTTGCGGCCGAGGATGCGCGCGCCCATCAGCATGCGGCGATAGCTGAGCTTGCCGCCCACCGGATCGCTCACCGCCCGGCGTCCGGCGCCATGCTGGCGGGCGGCCGCCACCATCGCCTCGAAGATGGTGAGGTCGGTGTCGGTGGTGCGGAACATCATGTCGGACATGATGCCGTAGAGCGCGTTGCCCGCCGCCTGCCGGCGCGCCTTGCCCTTGAGCTGCTCCGGCAAGGAAAGCCGCACCGGCTCGGTGATGTTGACCGTCACCTTGGGGAACCAGCGGCGCTTCACCTGCAGCGAGTTGAGGCGGCTGAACACCGTCGATTCCAGGCCGGAGAGCCGCACCGGCACGATGGGCGCCTCGGCCTTGTCGGCGATCAGGCCGACGCCGTCATAGACCTTCATCAGCGTACCCGTCACGGTGATGCGCCCCTCGGGGAAGATCACCAGCGTCTCGCCGGCCTTGACGGCGGCGATCAGCGCGCGCGTCGCCAGCGGCTTGGTCGGGTCGAGCGGCATGGCGCGGGTGAAGCGCAGGAAGGGCTTCACCCACCAGGCCTCGGCCATGGTGTGGTCGATGGCGAACACCGGGTCGCGGTCGAGCAGCGACACGGCGACGACGGCGTCGAGGAAGCTCGTGTGGTTGAGCGCCACGATAGCGCCCTCACCGGCCGGCGGAATGTTGGCCTTGCCGGTCACCTCCATGCGGAACACGGCGCGCAAGAGGATGGAGACGAAGTCGCTGAGCGGGTTGGTCGGCAACACCTTGAAGATCCACACGGCCGCGCCGAAGGCGAAGAGGCCGAGGGCCACCAGCACCATCGGCACCGTCGCGCCCAGCGCCTGCGCCAGGGCCACCGTGCCGGCGCCGGCCACCATGAACAGAGCCGTCAACGCATTGATGGCGCCGACAACCCGGGCACGACGCGTCACCGGCGCCCAGTGCTGGGCGGCGGCGAAGGACGGCACGATGAACACGCCACCGGCAATCGCCAGCGCCGCAAGGTCGATGGCGGCATGAATGGCGCCGGGCCGGCCGAAGAACTCAGAGAGGCTTTCGGTGGCCGGCGCCGGCGTCAGGCCGGAGAGCGTCCAGGCGAGATCGAGCGCCGCAAGCCCGATGGCGACGGAAGCCACCGGCACCGGCAAGAGCACGATGCGGCCGGCCGACAGCCAGGCGCCCAGCGCCGAACCCACGGCGATCGACACCGCGAACACCGTGAGATAGGCCGACACCGCCACCTCGCGCCCGCCGAGAATGTCTTTCACGAAGGTCGGCATCAGCGCCATCGCCACCACGCCGAACAGCCAGAACAGGCTGACCATCACGCCGGTGCGCCACAGCCGCGCGTCGACCCAGAGCTCGCCGATGAGCCGCACCGTCGAGCGCGCAACGTTGGGATCGACCGCCGTCTCCGGGGCAGCAGCGCCCACCTTGGGCACATAGAGCGCGGCGATCCAGCTGCCGACGGCCAGCACCATCATGGCGACGCCGAACACCCATGGACCGCCATAGGCGCCCGTGGCGAAGCCGCCGGCATAGGTGCCGGTGAGAATGGCGACGAAGGTGGCGCCCTCCACGAGAGCGTTGCCGCGCGGCAGTTCGGAGGGGGCGAGCAGGTCGGGCAGGATGCCGTATTTGATCGGCCCGAACAGGGCGGAGATCACGCCGAACAGCACCAGCGCCACCATCAGCACTGAAATCGACTGGATGGCAAATCCCAGCACGGCAAGGCCGGCGATGGCGATCTCGATGAGCTTCAGCCAGCCGGCGACGCGCGCCTTGTCGTAGCGGTCGGCGAGCTCACCGCCCAAGCCCGACAGGAAGATGAAGGGCAGCATCAATATGCCGGTGGCGATGGTCACCAGCGCCTCGCCGCCGGCGACGCCCATCTGGAAGAGTATGGTGAACACCAGGGCGTTCTTCAGGAAATTGTCGTTGAAGGCCGAGAAGAACTGCACCAGGAACAGCGGCCCGAACCGGCGCTGAATGAGAAGCGACTTGCTCATGGGACCTCCCGAGGGATCTCAAGGGGCAATGGCCAATGGAAACAGGGAAGCGGATCGGCGCGTGAAACGCAAATGACGGTTGGATTCCTCCCCGCCCTCACCCTTCACTCCGCCCCGCCTCCATGCTATGAACATTGTTCATGTGGCGGTTATAGCGGAGATGTGAACGTTGTTCAAGAGTGAAATGAACGATGTTCAACAAAAGCAACTCCAGCAAAAGTGGGAGCCGGTTTTGCGTCCGGAGTTGCGCGAAGCAAGGAAGCGGAGCATGTCGGCGACATGCTCCAAAGCAACTCCAGCAAAAGTGGGAACCGGTTTTGCGTCCGGAGTTGCGTGAAGCAAGGGAGGTGGATCCCGTCGGCGACCTCGGTTCGCCAGATAGGTTCCGCTCGATAAAGGTGAAGCCCATGACTACCCCCCTTTCCGAACGGCGCCAGGCCCAGCTTGCCGCCCTCATCGACGCCGCCGAGCGCCGCATCGCCGAGGGGGGCATGGCGAACCTCAGGGCGCGCGACCTCGCCGCCGACATCGGCATCGCGCTCGGCGGGCTCTACAACATCGTCGCCGACCTCGACGAGCTGGCGCTCCGCGTCTCTTCCCGCACCCTCGGCCGCCTCGGCGAGGCGCTCACCGCCGCCTCCGACGCGCTGCCGCTTCGAACGAAGGACGACGCGGTGACCCGCCTCGTCGCCATCGCCCACGCCTACCTGCATTTCGCCAGAGACAACCTCCTGTTATGGCGCACCCTCTTCGAGCTCCGCCTCGCCGAGGGCACCGCCCTCCCCGCCTGGGCCGCCGACGACCAGCTCCGCCTCTTCCGCCACGTCGCCGAACCCCTCACCCTCCTCGTCCCCGACATGGACGAGACGCGCCAGGTCCTAGCCGCCCGCACCCTCTTCGCCGCCGTCCACGGCATCGTCACCCTCGGGCTGGAGGAGCGATTGGTGGCAGTGCCGCTCACCGCGCTGGAAGCGCAGATCGAATGGCTGGTACGGGCGACGTGCCGGGGGCTGAGGGAGTAAGGAGCCCGATACCATCCGCTCGCGTTCTCGTCCTGAGGTCCTGGCCTTCGCCAGGATGACAACTTATGTATTTGTTTTTATTTATATAATTCTGTCTTCCTGGCGAAGGCCGCTTGAACTCGCACGCGAATTCAAGGTGGACCTCAGGCAGAATGAAACTCCCCGGCCGATATCGCGCTCCCTAAGCTCCCTCCCGCGCCACCCGTACCGGCTACACCCTGCCCTTATCCGCGTCGCTCACCTACGAGAGTTCACGCTCCAGCCCCTGCACCCTGTATGGAGCAAGCCGCCATGCCTTCGCCTCAACCCCTCATTGGTTTTGAGTTATCGGCAGAATTCAATCGCCACTCCACAGCATAATCCAATCGTAACTTTACGACATGATTTAATCGTAAATCTACGACATAGTCCTACTGTGAATTCGCAACACAACTCAATCGCGTCCGATCCAGGAGCCTACGATGGCCAAGGGAAAGCCGTTGAACGAGAAAATCGCCGACTCGTTGCGGCAACTGATCGGTGTGACCAATGAGGGCCAACGGCGCGTTTTCCGCAGCGACGAACTATCCCGGCTGCATCGAGAGCGGCTCATCGAAGCCAAGTACATCCAGGAAATTATGAAAGGCTGGTATTACGCATCCCGGCTCGGCTTCGATGCGGCGGCCTGGCACTCGGCCTTCTGGGAGTTCGCCCGAGAGTACCTCAACGATCGCTTCGGCACGGGCAACTGGGTCATCTCTCCCGAGGGGTCTGTGGCGATCCACGCGGAAAGATGGGAGGTTCCGCCCCAGGTCGTCGTACACGCCAAGGCCAATGCCAATGGCAATCTGCCTTTGCCCTACGGCACCAGCATCTATGTGCTGGGGAAGGTCTTCGATGTTCAGCCTCAGGAGATCAATGGCACCCCCGTCTATCCAGCGATCGCGGCCATTTGCGAGATCCAGCCCAATGCCTGGCGAACAGTCAAGAAAGACATCCTGTCCGTGCTGGGATCGATCAGAGGCACGGCAGATATTCTACGCTACCTGGTGGGCGCCGGCGCATCAGCCTCGGCTGGCCGCCTTGCCGGAGCCCTGCGCAAACTGGACAAGGCCCGAGACGCCGACCAGATCCTGCAAGGAATGAAGGCGGCGGGATTTGATGTCCGTGAGACCGACCCGTTCGGTGGCGACGTTCCGGAGTTTCGTTTGCCGAAGCGACCGGTCGCGGCGATCGACACACGCATCCGGCTTCTATGGTCGGTCCTGCGTGATGGCGTGCTCGACGGCTTCACGCTGCCGATCGGTCGGTTGCCATCGAAAGCCACCTATCTCACAGAGATCGAGGACCGTTACATCAGCGATGCCTACAACTCGCTGTCCATCGAAGGCTATCAGGTGACCCCCGACCTGATCGAGCGGGTCAGCGCCGGAGATTGGGACCCGGATCACCGGCAAGCCGATTTCGAAACCCGCAATGCACTTGCGGCTCGCGGCTACTGGCAGGCGTTTCAGCTTGTGAAGGCAGACGTCGGCCGGATTCTGGACGGCGAGAATGCGGCTGAGATCGTCTACGAGCGCCACGCCGACTGGCGAGCGGAGCTGTTCCGGCCATTGGTCAACGCTGGTTTCATCAAGCCTGTCGATTTGATCGGCTACCGGCAGCACCCGGTCTATATCCGCGGCTCGGCGCACGTCCCGGTTTCCGAGACCTCCGTCCAGCCGGCGATGGACGCCATGCTCGACTGCCTAGCGAACGAGACAGATCCCCGCGTTGGTGCCGTTCTCGGTCCCTTCGTGTTCACCTACATCCATCCATTTGGAGATGGAAACGGTCGCACCGGCCGCTTCATCATGAATGCGATGCTTGCCTCGGGGGGCTATCCCTGGACCATCATTCCGGTCGCACGGAAACCCGAGTACATGGCGGCACTGGAAGAGGCGAGCTCACACGAAAACGCCAGACCGCTGGCGTCGTTCATCGCAGACCTGGTGGCCGCGCCTCCCCCTCCCCGGCCGGATGACACCGGTTGGCCGAAATTTCGGACGGCATAGAGCGGCTTCAGCAGCTGCCCACGCCCTATCGGATCTGCCGCATAACTCTCGATTATGCGCCAACTCCGATAAACCGCACCCACCCCTACATCTTGAACACGTTCTCTCGATGCCACCTCAGGAAATGCGGGCTCGGGCGGTCGGATGGGCGCGGCGGAACGATGGCGTGGCCGCTGGCGTTGATCAGGCCGCGCGCGCTGTCGGGGTCGTTGACGTGCCGTGACACCAGGATCCTGAAATCGTCGTCGAGGCTGATCAGGCCGCGGTCGAACATCCAGTGCGCGGTTCCCGACAGCGCCAGGCCGTTGCTTAGGATATCCGGCCCGCTGGCCTCGACGGGGCGGATATGCGCCGCATCCACCTCCGCACGGCCGCCGCCGTTGATCAGCCTCAGGCCGGTCACCGCACAGCGCTTGTCATAGACCCTGAGCACCACGCGCCGGAACAGTCGGTCGCGAAGGATGCGCGAGGTAAGCTGCTCGACGCGCAGGCGCGGCTGCTCCAGGATGAAAGGCGCCTGCGCTCCCTCGTCGAAACCGACGCTCACATCGGCATCCGGCATCGGACCGATGCGCGGCAGCTCGGGCTGCGCCTCGTGGAACCCTCGCGCCAGGATGCGGTCGAAATCGGCGGCGCTGATCGGCCTCACCGCCCACTGAGCACGAGCGGACATGCCGCCCTTTTCGTTGAGGACGCCGCGCTCGATCACCCCGCCCTCATCGGAGAAGGGCACCGGGCTGACGAAATCGAGATAGCTGCCCGGCTCGATCTCCGCGACATACATGCCCGATGCCGCATCCGGAACGACGCGCGCCACGCGGGCGATGGCGAAATAGCCGCGCGTATCGCGGATCTTGCGCGGCTCGTAATAGACGATCCAGTCGCCGACGCAGGCTTGAACGCGACCGAGATACTGCGCCGGGAACTGGTAGCGCTCCGCCGGGCTGTCGTCGTAGATCGAATCGAAGCGGTGTATGAACACGCCGAAGGACATGGCGGATTTCTAGCACGCCGCTCCAATCCAGGGATGCGGAAACGAAGCGGAACGGCTTGGCCTTCCGAACGAGCGGCCCGTATCGTGCTCCCGAGCAGGCAGCCCGTATTCACCCCAATGCCAAACAAGGTTGCATCTCGTTGTCGCCTCGCCTTCCACGCGACATAGTCGGTGCGAGCGGAATCGCTTGGGAGATATCTATCGTGCACATGTGCCTTAAGAAGACCATCGGCATCACCGCCCTTCTTCTCGCCATGGCGGGATGCAACACGCCCCCCAGGCTGCCGCCGGCCAGCGAGGCGGAACAGACGGCCAGCATCGAGAAGTTCATCGCCTGCCTCGACAAGAACGTGTCGAAGATGGACGACCGCGTCTCCGATGCCGCGACGATCGCCTCGGCGCTGCTCGAGGGTCCCTGCGCGGCCGCCAACGCCGCCTCGAAGGAAACCTACACGCGCGACATGACCGAGCGGGAGCGTATCGCCTTCGAAGCCAACGCCACCGCGCCGTTCCAGGTGGCGCTCGATATGGTGATCAGGCACCGGAAAGGCGCCAGAGCGCCCGCCCGGGTGCCGGCCGAGGCTCCGGCCAAGCAGATGCAGTGAGCCCGGTCATCCGATCGTCACTGGCGGGCATCATCTCCAGAAATTCGCCCAGAAGCCCCCCGAGCTGCCGGCCCCGCCTGCCTTTGCCGTCGGATCGCCGGAGCTGGGATTGAGCTTCGCGTGGTTGGCGGCGGCTTTGCCGAAGGCGGTGGACATCGACGCGAAGGCATTGAGCATGCCCGCCGTACGGCTGTTCTTGGCCTGCATGGTAAGAAGGGCCGCCTGGTTGCGATAGCCGACCGCCTGGTTGCGCACGTCGTCAGCCTGCCGATAGGTGGTGGTTTTGATGGTCAGCGCGTCGATGGCGCCCTGCATGGCCGTGTTCACCATCTCGTCCAGCGGCGAGCCGAAAGTGGGGTCGATGCCATTGGCGGCCATGGCCGCCTTCTGCTTGCCCACCAACTGGGTGGTCATTGCCTTCTGCTTCTGCTCCTCGCGTGAACCGGAATCGATGATGTTCCTGGCCTGCCGCTCAGCCAGCACGGCATTCTGCCGCTGCACCTCGGCGTTATACCTGGCGGCCTTGGCCTCGGCATTGGCGCTGGAAATCTGGCCGGCCCCGCCGAGAACCCCGCCGCCGATCATCAGAGCCGTGGAGAGTTCGCACATGTGATGTCCTCAGCTCACAAGATCGAACGGCGAGCGTCACCACAATCCATGCTTCGCATAGTCGTCATAGATTGATTTTCCGCCGTTATAGGGGGAGGTCTTGGTGATCGGGTTCGAACTCACCTTCGGATTCATCTTTGCCGCGCTGGCATACGCGCTGCCGAACGTGCTGGCCATCGACCCGAACGCGCCCAATATCCCCGCCGTGCGGCTGTTCTTGGCTTCCATGTCATAGAGCGCCGCCTGATTGCGCGAGGCGACGGCCTGGTTGCGGACGTCGTCGTAGTTCCGGTAGGCGTTGGTGCGGATGGTCAGCGCGTCGATGGCGCCCTGCTTGGCGGTGTCCACCATCAGGTCGAGCGGCGTGCCGAAGCTGACATCGACGCCGTTGGCGGCCTGCGCCGCCTGCTGCTTGGCCATCAGATGGGCGGTCATCGCCTTCTGCTTCTGCTCCTCGCGCATCCCGGCGTTGAGCACGTTCCTGGCCTGCCGCTCGGCCAGCATGGCGTTCTGCCGCTGCACCTCGGCGTTATACTTGGCGGCCTTGGATTGGGCGTTGGCGCTGGAAATCTGGCCGGCGGCGCTCAGAAGCCCGCCGCCGACGGTCAATGCGGTTGCCAGATCACACATCGCGGCGCTTCCTCATTTCGAACAACACGAAGGGGTGGCCGTGGACGTCGATCTCCATCAGGAACGCCGCGCCCAGCCATTCGAGCCAGCGTAGCGACGCGGCGTTTTCACGGTCCACGGCGTTGCGCAGCACCTCGTGCCGCGTGAACAGGCCGGGCAGTCCCTCGGCCGTCGCCCTGAGGAACCAGCGCCAGTTGCGGGTGATGGCATCGGTGCCGAGCAGCCAGACACCGCCGACACCGGCGAGCACGTTGAGGTCGCCGACGCCATACATGATCTCCGGCCGGCCATCGATCAGCACCGTGAAGGCGGTGGATTGCCGCATCGACCGGCGCAGCGCCTCCACAGGCCCCACCCGGCCCGACCGCCAGACTTCCGTGACGTCGGAGGCCCGCATGCGCCGGCCGATCGACCGGCAGTGCTTGCCGCGCGCCGGAACGATCCTGATGACCGGACCATGTCGGACGAACTCTTGTTCGCCGACATGCTCCGTTCCCTTGTTCTCACGCAATTCCGGACGCAAAACCGGTTTCCACTTTTGCTGGAATTGCTTAGCGCCCAAGCGTCACCTCCGGCATGATCGAGAGGATCGACATGGGCAGCGGGTCGAACTGCTTGACGTAGAGGCCGCCGGCCCGGTTCCAGCTGGCCGGCGGCACCATGTCGATGTCGCCGGTGTAGAGGCCGATCGCCTCGTTCCACGCCTCGGTGGAGCGCTGCTTGAACTCGACGATGCGCTCGCCGTCGCGCCCCTCGTCCCTCGGTGCCAGGAAGATGCCGCGCGTCTTCTCGACCCGCAGCACCACCCTCGCGATCGACTTGAAGCGCCCCTGCACCGAGCCGATGTCGTTGACCATGCCGAGATCGAGATCCAGCGTCTGCAGCACCGCCTCGTAGGAGAGGCCGATGTGGATCTTGGCGGCCGCCACCGGCAGGGTCACGGCTCCGGCCGTCACCCTCAACCCGCGCACCACGTTGCCGTCGGCGAGCGCTACCACCTCGCACCCCTCGAGATGGGATAGGCCGACGAGCCGCGTCACCGGTGCCCCTGAGTAGGTGAGGCCACTGTCGACGAAGAAGGCGTCCTCCACCCGGTCGAAGGCCCGGCTGTGCAGCCGCTCGATATAGCGCTTCGCCACCCCGTTGATGGTGCGCCGCACCACGAAATAGGGCACGTCCTCGCCGTTCTCGGCGATGGTGGTCACGTCCTCGAACAGTGCCCCGGCGCCGCTCTCGTGCCGCGTCCAGGCCCAGACTTCGTGCTCCTTCATGTAGGTGAGCGACACCAAGGAGCCGTCGTCGAGCACCACCCACACCACCGAACTCGGCGCCTGCGCATAGGCCCAGGCCTTGATCGAGCGGTTCTCGAACAGGTGCCGGCTCATGATGGTCAGGTCCTTGCCCACCCAGGCGTCGTCGCCGTAGCTGTAGGAAAAGTCGCGCACCACGCCGCCCGACCGCTGGGCGAACAGCACCGTCTCGCCCACGTTGATCGGCTGCACCGGCGCCGCGCCGCGATAGCCCTGGTTGGCGATGACGATGGCGCTGGGCGTGATGGCGTCCGACGCCTGCCCGCCCGTCACCACCCATTCCGCCGAGGATGTGAGCAGCAACAGGCCGTAGCGGGCCGCCAGCATCGAACGGACGATGTTCACCTGCCGCGCCCGCATGCGGAAGGTGATGGCGTCGCTGTCTTTCGCCGGCGAGGCGTAGCCGAAATTCTCGTAGTTGGCCGTCTGGCTGAGGTAGACCGCCTGCGGTTCGTTGTCGGTGGAGGCGAGCGCCAGCCGCTGCTGGATGAAGGTGACGGCGCGCGGGTAGTTGCCCGGCCCGCCAAACGGATTGCGACCGATCTGCGGCCCGTCGGCCGTGTCGGCGGTGATGTTCTCGTCGTCGAGATAAAGGTCGGTGGTCGAGCCGATATAGCCGAAGGAGCCGTTGGAGAACTTGTAGACCACGTATTTGCTGGCGCCGGCCACCGGGCTCCAGCCGATGCGGTTCGTCCCCCCGTCGATGGACAGGTCGTTGACGCAGGAGCCTTCGGCCGAGGGGAGGCTTTCCTCGCCGGTCGCGGCGCTGACGGCGGCGACCTTGTAGCGATAGGTGTGCGCGATATATCCGGGCTGCCCCGTGGTGCTATAGGGCATCGAGACCACAATGCCGGCCGGCGCCGACATGGCCGGGGCAAAGGTTGGTCCCGTGAAGGTCCAGTTGTTGTCGGCGAGGCGCGACAGCTTCTTCACCGGATAGGATGGGTGGACGATATACATCACGTCCGCCTCCTGGGCGAACACCAGGTCGGCGAGATCGCCGGCGGCGTAGGTCGTCGTCACCTCGTAGGGGCTACCGCCCGACAGGATCAGGCCGCCGCCGCGCCAGAAGCGGATATAATGCTCCCCGAACTCCAGGATGTAGGCCTGCTCCTCGTTGAACTGGAACGGGACCAGCCGTGTCGCCTTGGTGCTGTCCTTGACGGCGCCGACGAACTCCAGCCCGGCGCGGTTGTTCGCCCCGCCATGCGCCTGGATGGTCAGATTCTTGGCCGTCTTGAGGCCGAGCGCATAGGTCTTGGTGTCCACCCGCGCCCAGAGCGCCGGCGACAGCTCGCCGCCGACGAAGGCCGGCTGATAGGCGCGCAGCGTCATTGCCGCACCCGCTCGTAATCGGAGATGAAGCCGCTGCCCACCCGCTCGTCATTGGCATCGGCCGCTGCCGCGGCGGCCTGCGTCTGCAAGGCCATCTGGAAGGCCCCCTGCCGCTGGCCGGCGTCACGCGTCAAGGGCATGGCGAGCCGTGCCGCCAAGTGCCAGGACAGCGCCTCGACGAACAGCGGCGGAAACTTCGAGGGGTCGTCGACCCGGCGGATATAGTGGAGAACGGCCGGCGAGAGGTCGGCGTAAAGCCGGTCGCCGGCGAGCTCGTAAGGCTGCGGGCTCTCGTCGGATATCGCTCCGTCCGGTGGCCTCAGCTCGCGCACCCGAATGAGGTCGGCCGGCAGCACGTAGGCATGCGCCCAGCGGCCACGGCTGATGGCGCCGCCTGTCGCCGCCGTCCCCGTCACTTCCGCAAGCACCACCGCGTGGCGGGCAAAGCGCCAGGGCGGACCGGCGGCGAGCAGCGCATCCAGCGTCTGCCCGTAGAAGCGATTGCAGGCCCGCGCCTCGCTGCTCGCCTCGGAGAGCGCGTCGATCTTGTCGGCCCCGAGGTGGCCGAGAGCCAGATTGCAGATGGAAACCGTCGATGCCAT